GCTACCAGTCTTCGACAAGCCGTTCACAGCAGAGACCTGGCCAGCTGAACTGAACTGAGTGAAGGACAGAGCAGTGGTGCCGATAGTGATCGGATTGTTCGTGGTAAGAACGAAACCGACGTCACCGTTTGCCGTACCCTCTTCCACAAAGGAGAACATGCCGGCGGTAACTTCAGATGCCGAGTCAGCGTCAGTAACACGGGTCATGATCCAAGGGTTCGAAGCATACCCAAGAGCGGTAACTTCGTAGATACCGTTATCGAGGCCAGCCTCATTCTTTACCAAGATCCGATCGTTCAGAGCCGGAGCCACGCCGTCGATGTTCCCAAGAGCGCCGTTGGCATTGGCGGTCAAGGTTGCGCCCACACCAGAAGTACCGTTGGCGTAGGTGTTAGCAGCAAGTGCGACGTCAGTCGCCAAGCGAACCGAGGCTTTCAGGTCGAGACCTTGGCTGTTCGCGTCGACATATGCCTTCGTAGCTGCGTCTTGAGCAGCAACCGGATCAGCAACGCTGGTCAGACTGTTGCCACCCATAGACTGACTGCCAGTGAAGGCAACCGAGCCATCCTTCTTGATAACGACAGAGTCAGCAGCCTTGAGTTCAAGAGCGGTCTCCAAAGATTGGAGAGCTGCCTTCTCAGTGCTGGCGTCAGGGATCGTGGTGCCAGTGAAGGTCCCAAGATCGACCGAACCAGATGCCACACCAGATAGAGTTACGAGGTTGTCGATGTGACCGCCGTCAACACTCACGTTACGACCGTCAACAGTGCCGACATTCGTAACGTTGGCAGCGCCCATGTCCCAGGCACCAGCACTCTCCGATAAGGTCAAGACGGTCGTACCACCATCAGATGTCACCGAAAGGCTGAGGAACATAAGCTCCAACAGCTTCGATGCCTTCTGTGTCGGCACCCCATTTACAAAATACGCAAGATTCTGACTCGCAACTGCCATGACATAGCTCCTAAAACGTCAAGGTTTGATCTCGAATCCGGTATGGACTACGAGAGAGACTCCGCGTTTTTCGGCGGCTTCTTGGCAACTCTTAGTGAATATTTTCAGGCGCCGAACTAAATCATTGAAAAGAGCCTCGGATTTCTCTCGACTTAGACCCATCTTGATCCATTGCTCGACATACATTTTGACCGGCTCAGAAGGACCATTCTTCTTAGGAGCCTTCTTTTTTGGAACAGCCTTAGAGGCTTTCTTTGTGGCTTTCTTTGTGGCTTTCTTCACATTTTTCATATGGGCCTCGACAGTACAGCGGCGAACATGATCAGGTCTGTAGCCGTCGCGCTCTGAACACCATCAGCACAGTCGGCATAACCCACTCGGATCAGTGAGTCGTTACCACCAGTTAAGAGAGTAGAGTCGTTTATATAACTACCATCCTGGCTTAAGAAAATGTGGTCACCAGGAGTGAAACCTTTTCCCGTCAATGCCCCCGCAATGTTGGGGCCGACAAGGACCACCTGACCGAATGCGTTAATCGCAATGGTCTCGTTGGCTACCCCGATCCATATTTGCTTCCCTACTGCGTCAGAGTCAGCCTGTGAGATGCCACCATCTGCGAGCTTAGCAATAGGGGCTCCTAATGGGATCTGGACTCCACTAGTATTCTTCATCGACTTGACGAGTAGGGATGATCCGAGACTTGAAGATATTTGGACTGTGTCTAAGTTCTGAACCACAGAGATGCCGGTACCAGCTGCGAAAGTCCTAAAGCGTAGATCAGCGCCTACCTTGTCCTTAAAGGCCCCGACAGCACCTCCAACATTCGAAGCCGTATTCGTCTCACCTCCTCCAGCTCCTGATCCGAGAAGAGAGGTTCCTTGCTTTCTAATGATGATCTTAGAAGGCGTTTGAGCGCTTGCATCAATCGTGTAACTGAACTGGATCTGGGTCGTGCTGAGCTTAACAAAGTCTTTTCCAACTCCGAGCTTCTGATAGATGCCGTTGACGTAGGCTTCTATGTCGAGCTTCGAACTATCATTGATCCATGAGAGAGCCGTCGCCGTGATCGTATTGGTAGGCGAAGTGATCTCGATCTCTTCTTCAACAGGATTATTGTTGTTGATCGAGTCGATCTGACTTTGGAGGCCTGTCTGAGCGGAGTCTAGCTGAGCCTTGGTAGAGAGATCATTCGGGTCCACAGCCGCGCCTGCACGCAACTTTTTGCCACCGAGATCCACCGTGTTCGCATCGAACTGGCTGATCGGTAGCTTGTTCGGTCCAACGCGCAACGAGCTGAGGTCAACTGTTTCATTCTCTGAGTCGAACGGAACAGCCTTACCATTCGTTACCGTTATGATCCTTTTGTTGGCCATCGACTATCCTCAAGGTTGAGAGACGACTTCGGGATGCAGCCACAGATTAGTACCGGTGCCTACCTGACCGTCGGGTGGCTCTGCTAGACCCAACCTAATGACCGTATCCAAGAGACCTGTAGGAGGAGTCACAGTCATTTGTCCAGGAGTCCCGCTGAGGTAAATGGCTCTTCCGGGTACTGGATCGCTACCTCCATCGAGGCCGATCAGGGAGTTGGGGACATACCCCTCTCGGTACACAAACCCGACTCCACCACTGGCAGGGATCTCTTCGGCTGTTATTCCTACAATATCAGATGCGCTTACCACGTTCGCGTCGGCAAGAATTACCGAGCCGTCTGATTCCCAGGCAATAGCTGTATAGATCGGGATTGGACTAGCCGTATTGTTGACGACTTTTCTTCCTAGCTCTCGACCTCTCCGGATACGGACGTCTACAGTCCCAGGGACAGACTCAAAGACCTCACACTGATCTCTGAAATTGATCTTCGCAGCAGTCGGCTCAACTAGAGTTCCTTCGTACTGGACATCAGGTGCATCGGTAGAAACGGTCCCATCTTGACCCCCACCGATCTGAATTCTGAATTGGAGCTTGGCCCCTTTTGGCAAGTCATAGAGGGTTTGGATCTGATCTCCGACACCAGCACCGATGTTCGCAACCTCAGCGTAGTCGTCTCCGAGGTTGATCTTGGCGCCGTTAAGGAAGACCTCAAGCTGCCTTATGCCTGTCTGATAGGTCTGAGGAGAACCTAGACCAAAAGGTGCTGGTAGAGTGACGGAACTGCCAGAGGGAAGATCGGCCGGCAACACAAAGAATTCATCGTAAGGAGTCCCTACGACCATATTATAAATCGAGTCGACGATCTGATCCAACTCTGAGATCGCAGTAGTGAATGAAGCTCCAGGTGTGACCCAGAACCCAGAAGAGTAGGGAGGGTCAGCATCAAATTCATCGACCAATCCCGTTGCCGTGATCCATTGATCGGTGATCCCGTCTCCTAGTTGACCCGTCTCTCCGTCTTCAAGTTCGATCCCGTGCGCCCCGTTCCCGAAGTAGACTTTCGTCCCAGAACGGTAAGCAATGATGTAGTTCCGAGTGTTGGAGTGGTCCAACGGGTAGGATGATGCTGCAACTTTGGTAAGTGCCAACGGTCCACCCGGAGTTGCACCCTCCGTTGGAAGCGTAGCGTAAACAACCTCCCCATCGGCGATATTAGAAATAGTTTGAGAACTGATCGTATACTCATAGGTCCTTCCCGGTGCGATGATTCGCAAGTTCTGAGTCCACGTCAGCTCCGTATTGTCGAAGCCTCCCGTCATTCCGAATGGAGCTAAAGAACTCCCGTTTGAGATGCTCTCTGTAATGGCATTGTTACCAAGAGTCCCAGCCGTGTTCTGGACAAGCTCAATACGCTGATCTACTCCCGACGTTGCCGTCATTAGGAGAGTCGCATTCCCATTGATCGCATTGATGATAGCCGTCTTGACTGCCGACGCAGTGGCTTCAGCGGCAACCGTTACCGCATTCGTAGGTGCTGAGCCGTCAGTATCGAACTCAAAGACCTCTGTGTGACCGTTCGCATCCGTGAGAGTGAATGTGTCACCGTCTTTAATGCCAAAGGCAGGATCAGTCTTGTCAGCGATCAAGAATCCTGTCGCTGCCTTGGGAAGGTTCCAAGAGATATTCCCACCATCGACCAGGAGGTAGTTCATCCGTTCGAGTAGGTCGATTGTGCTGATGCCAGGATCATCGTACCAATTGGTCGTGTCCTTGAGTTCCTTTAGTGACGTCGTAATGGCGTCGTACATATTCTTCAGATTCTTGATCGTCTTGTCAGTCCTCGTCAGGCCGAAGGAAGAGCCGTCGAAGTCCCAATCGGAAGCCAAGTGAAAAAGGAATTCTCGCGAGTCCTGGATGTTCGTGATCGCACCGCCCGAGGTAGTGACAATCGCTAAGGGGATTCGGGCTGGATTGGCTGGAGTGAACTGGATCGTATTCGTAACAATGGTCGGCTCTTCACAGAGAACCGTATCTGATGACTGGATGAACTCTTCGCCGTCTCCTGAGTTGGCTGACTGATCCCAGAGGGCGACCAGGTCAGTCCCGGTCGTTGTTGGGACGATCTCCAGCTCAACATAGTTGGTTGCGTTGTCGGCGAGTGTCGCAGTCAACAGAGTCTTCGTGGTGTCTCTGTAGTTCTGCTTCGCGTTAGTGTCTTCCGTGTTGTAGAGCAGGGAGTCGACAGCCTTATTGATCTTGATATCAAGACCACCGTTGTCCTCTACCTTCCAATTCTGAACGATATAGGTCTTATCCGTTAGGAAGGACTTGTAGTAAAACCTGAATTCATCTGCGATGAAATTGAAAGCAGAGTCCCACAGGGGGAGGTCGAGCCTTTGATCGGCTACGAATCTCTGAGTCTTTTGCACGCTATGCCCCCAATCAACAATCTATGACGGGATCTACAACTGTCCAATTGATCACGACACCAGCCGCCACTATCGACTCAACGATCTTTTGCGCAAGAATCCTAGCCGCCGTCACACCTACAAGGTAAATCGAATAATCATCGCCTCTGATCCTCGGAGCCAAGTATGGAGTGACGATAGCATTGACTGGCTCACCTGCTACGTGGTCATGCTGGAAGGTGTATCCAGGATCAATGAGCAACGTCGTGTTATTAGGTCTTGAGAAGTATTTTATCAGAACTTCTTCAGTCCCAAATCCAAAATTGAAGGCCAGGAATCCTGGAGTGTTAGATATCTTCGAGGCATCCTGCATGATGACCGTCGGCACCTGAGTCCCAGCTGAGATGCTCTGGCCCAGGAAACCCCTCTGATTCGTCAGAGTGTAGCCCCTCGTCTCATCAGGCATGAAAGAACCGGGATAGTTCTTGACCTTGGCTGCCAGCCACTCTCCGGAGACAGAGAAGCCCGATAGGTCCTCTCCAGCCGCGAACTGGATGACAACTCCAGTCGATCCAGCCGTGCTAGCTAGGGCCGAGATGACCGAGTCTCCTGATCCAACCAGGGCACCTTGAAGCTCATTCTCGACCAAGGACTTCGTGTTCCCATCGAGATCGACTGTGATCTCACTCGTTATCGTATCGACCGCTGTGATCACGCCTGAGTAGTTGTGGAAGTGATGTGCCCCCTTCAAGGATCTCCTGAGTGAGGGAACCGATGATGGGATGGTGATATCGACCTGATTCGGCCTTAGCTCGACGACTTTGATAGTCGGGTTGCCTACTCCAAAGAAGACTTCGAGGACCCGTTTGATCGTTGGGATGACCTGCTTAGGAGCATAGCTGAGAGCCGGTATTAGCTGTCTGTAGAGATCGTCTGAGAGATTGAATGCCGTAGGCCTAAAGACTCCGACATTCGATCCTAGTGCATCTAGGAAGGATATTTGGGCCGTTTTGACGAACAGCTGCTCCTTGGCATCCTGTACAGCCTGGACGATATGATCGTCCTCACTTGACCATGCAGTGAGAATCCCCCTGATCACGGGATTGTGCCGTGGCCTATAAAGGGACGGAAGATAGGCCTGCATTTTTTGGAGCTTTGCCATGCCTATCCTATATGAATCCGGTCTTCAGTGATTGACGGCAATTCGTTATCAGCAATCGGGACATTCCCGAAAGAGTTCGATCCCACTAGGTCCGTGATGTGAGCATCATGCACACCATCCACACCCTTCACGGCTACCAGGATATCCGCGCCTAAGACATCATCCGAGACCAGCAGGTTGTTCACATAGTTTGTGACCGCTGACTTGATGTTCTTCGTGATCGAGTTCAGAGCCACACCCTGGTTCGTGACGATCGTAAGGCTGACCTCTACAGGTACTGTAACCGGCTCGATAGCCTCTACTTGGACTCCTGCTGCTCTGATCCCTGGATAGGTCTCTGCGTCGTCCTGCCTACCGTCAACAGTCCACTGAACGACCTGCATGAGCCCCGTGAAGTACTTGTAGGCGTCAATCCCGAATGCTGAGACTGGGAACTGCAACTCGTCGTTCGCAAGGCCTCCTGTGATCTCGACAGAGGCATTCTCACCGAAACTCAGGGAGGCAATCTGGACCCTTGTCCCTGCATCGCTCTCAGTGATCTCAGCCTTTTTGGACAGGAGAGATATCTGAGTGTTGTTCATGAAAGCCACGGTCTGAGCAGCCGTCTTGGGGATCACTGCGAACTTGTCACCAGCAGCCAGGGCCCCTGGGAGCGCCGTGGTTAGATTCAATTGACCTGAAGCTGCCACATAGGAGGAGACCTCTCGGCGCTGACCAACCTGAGTCCCACTCGTAATTTCGACGTCGAAATTGGCTAAGTCCGCGTTTAGAGGGAAGGTATCCTGGAGGGTCGAGTTCACTATCTGAGTCGTAGTCGAGCTGTCAGCCGAATATTCCTTCGACATATCGACAGTCAGGTTGTCCTCAACGTTGCCGTCGATAACCACTATGATGCTGTCACCTGGAGAGAAAGAGAAATTCTCTGTGACTGATTCGATCGCTGGCTGATGAGTCGCTAGAGACTCAATGAGAGTCTCTGGGAAATCGAACTTCGTATTGGCACCACCTGCCCCAACCTGCAAGGTCCCATTCATACGATTGACGCGGACCCTGACCCTCTGGCCGCTGTCTACGGTATCGGCCAGAACACCTTTGAAATTAGCATTGATTGCCGTGACGACTTCCGAAGGCAGGATCGATGAATTGTCTCCAAAGTCACCCGCCTGGAACACGTAGCTCTGAAGGACTCCGTCAATAGTCACCGTCAAAGTCAGGCCAACAAGGTTGGCGTAGTTGCCAGGAGTCGCGCTAACAGCGAATGCCCTGGTCAAGTCCGAACCAAGTGTGAGTTTGTCACCTGCTACCAATGGAGATTCGAGTTCGATCTGACCAACAAACCTGTTGAGCGTGTAGTCCTTATCTGCGCCGACTACCTCTGCCTCGTCAAACCCAAGGACAAGGTTCGCAGCACACACCAGAAGTTTGGAAGCCACTGGAGGAGTCGTTACTGTATTGGCTGTCCTCTGGATTCTGAACCAGTAGGCGTTCACTCCGCTCACTGTTGTCTTCGCCCAGCTACGTGGGGCCTGGAATAGGATGTGACCGTCCTGAGTGAACCCGAGAGTCTCGTCGTCGACTCCTATATCTGTGAACGTGGTCCCATTATAGTATTCGAATACCGGCAAGAGATCCTTAGAAGATGGAGTCGAGAGCCTGACGTAGACAGAGTCGAACGGGACATCTGCGTGCCCTAGATAGAGATAGTCGTTATCAGCTGCAAAGAGATTGACACCACCTGTCTGAGCCTCTGAGGTCCGATCGACCAGGGAGCCACCTTCTTCATTCTGAACATTCGTGAAGGTCTCGACGATCCTGACCTTGGAAGAAGACGAGCGCTCAGTTAGCGACTCAAGAGTCACCCTGGTCTGGTTGGAGGACTCGACAGTGACCAGTCCCGGAACTAGCGCATTGATATGATCCCTGACCTCAAGAGCATTGACACTGGCGGCTGTGGGAAAGTCTGAAGGATCAAACCAAGCCTTCAACACATTCGCAACCTTGCCATCCATAACAATGGAGAGATGTTGCCGAGTGCTGAAGTCATAGGTGGCAGAGTTGCTGCTCTCGATGGACGCAGTGTTCCCATCTTTAGATAGGAGCTTCAGGACATTATCTCGCAGTAGATAAAGCTTGGTCGTGAACTTCTTGTCGGTCGGGAATCCCAAAGCCACATTCGCTGTCCCACCTGTGACCTTGATCTCTTCACTACTGGAAGCCTTGGCAAAGATTCTAATATTGTTCCCGTTGGAAACCCTGGCCTCAAAAGTCTGCGCGTCTTTATTGATCTTCCTGAGAACTTCGTTCGCAGTCCCGGCACCTGGCGCATCAAAATCCGTCGATACGAAAGTGATGGTCTCAGGCTTGCCATTGACCTCGACAGTGATCGTCGTGTTGTCAGCAATGTTGTAAGGCTCTGCGTTCTGTGTCTCGACGAAAGCCTTGATCACTGGGACATTGGCTACGTTGAGAAACTTCTCACCGCCAGTCGACTCAGCGACCACCGTCTCAAGTCCGACCTTCTCGAAGGATGGGACAAAACCATCACCGCTTCCGTCATCAATAAAGAGCTTGACCACTTCAGCTGGACTGGTCGTATCCCGCAAGGAAACCGACACTACCCTTTTGTTCTCTGATGCCGATACGAGTCCAAGGACTCCTGTAGTGATCGCCCTTCCGGTGCCCCTTGAGAGAGACTGGATCGTATCTTTGATCCTGTCCCTCAACTCCTGGTCAGTCTCAGTATCTTGACCGTTCGTCACGCGAGATGTGTTCGTGACCTCGGCTGTTGAGAATGGCTTCGAGTCGAACTTCTGGATTGCCCCAATGGGAACATTGCCAATCGTCCCGGCAACGGTTGCTGTGACTGCGACCCCTGTGACTTCCCTTTCTCCGTCGAGGATCGTAGCTGCGCTATCGAGTGTGTAGGAGACCTCCTCAAGTGTGTCAGAGGCTGGGACCTTTACTACTGTGCCAGCTGGTATCGTCCTATTCCCACCCTGAGCAATAATGATCGTTTCATCCGTGCCATGGTCATTGGAAAGAGCCGACGACAGATTGAATCTCACGTAATTGCCAAAATCATCTATCGAAGTATAGGCAATCGTCTCCACGTTCGGAGTATCGCGTCCAACAACGATCGAGCCAGTAGTGGAGAACCCTGTCGCTGAGTTCCCATTTACGAAAGTCGCACCAGCAGGAGAGCCAGGCTTGCCGGAATAGACACCCGTACTGACCTTTGTAATTGAGGAGTCGAATATCTTTACCGTGGTAGTGGCATTCTCAGCGGCTTGCCTGGTCAGACTAAACTCAGAGGCTCTGCTTTCAAGATCGCTTCCAGTAGTCGAATCGAGAGAGAATGCTCGGATGATTTCGAGCATCTGGAAATATTGTTCGTCGTCCTCTTGAGCGGCAGCCTCAAGCATCGTCGAGAAGATCGAGCCATAGTTGACGTCATTCACAGGCGAGTTGGCAATCATGGTTGCCAGCATGTCCTGGAAGATGACTGGGAAGACCCGAGGACTAAAGATCGCCATTTAACCGCTCCTAGGCAGCTTGCGGGATTTTCACAGGAAGAGAAACAGGCTGATCGTATCCTCTCAGTTTGAGAACGAGGTCAATCAGCAAAGCATTCGACTCCTGGGTCACCTGCGCAAAGACCACCGACGCTATGCGTGAGTCATTGGCAAGCGAGGACCTAACCTTGTCTAAAACAAGGGACGGCTGCACAGCCTTCGTTCCGATTCCGAGATTGGTTCCAATCCCAGGATGCCTCTTTAATGAACCCACCTCAAGCAACAATTTCACTAGGATCGCCTGCGCAACGTTGTCGGTCGAAGCGATGAGCTTGGCGTCTCCAGTAGGGCTTAGCTCAATGTCAAAATCCTCAGTGAGCTTGATATCAACGCCGAAATTCTTCTGTTGCTCAGTCAGGTCGCTTGTAACCGGATAGGAGCCGTTGTTGATGACCCCATTAGGAGATTGAGCGTTTCCGCTCCTTGGGATCAGAATCACGTCCCCTGGACGGAGGACACCAGGGACTCTGACGGGATCGTCGTCAAGAGGAGTCGGGTCGATATAGGGTGACTTGAGCCCGTTGAGTTCGACTAGCTCCTTGAACTTGTCAGGGCTGCCTAGAGTCTTGGCTGCGATATTCTGGATAGTCGTGCCGCCCTGGACCACCAGAGGCTCTGAGACATTCTTGGTTGAGTCAAGCTGATCGAGCCCACCTTGCTTGCTTGTCGAGTTATCGACAGCAGATTGAAGCTCGTCTATTTGAGTCTGAATGATCTCAGCGAGAACGATATTCCCAGAGTCCGTGGCTTGTTGTTTCTTTTTCTCAAGGGATGCTAGTCCTGCCTTTGCAGCTGCATTGGCCTTCGTCCTTTTGGAGTCAGCATAGTATCCGTTGGCCTCGTCCATGGTCTCTTTGACATCTTTCTCAAAGTCGATCTGTGACTGAGTCATCAGATTGCCCGACTTCTTCAGCTGCATAAGACCATTTATGCCCCTCCATTCATCGAAGGTTACATTTTTTGTACCCTTGGCATCTGGGTTGGTTGAGACCTTCCCGATAGCAGCGTTGTAGCTGGCGATCTCTGATCCCAGCAATTTGTCATAAAGGTTGTTCTGAGTATCTACGACCTTCTGGAGAAGATTCTTGATGCCGAGCTTCGAGATATTGCCGCCAGCATTCTGGATAGCCAACTTCAGATTCTGAGTTTCTGCCAGACCCTGGCCGATCAACGTGAACGGTGTGACGATAGTCGCGGTCACGTCCTGTTCGACTTGCTTGACAAACCCAGTGCTGGCTTCGAGGATCTTCACACCATTCTCGATATCCCCGATCACCGTGTCGATGAAGTTATCGACGATTGCTCCCCAACTCTGGGACTTCTTGACCTCCTTAGCATTGCCAATCGCCTTGAGCGCAATCGTGTAGTCGTAGAGATGAGCCTTCCTCGCTGACCTGTTCATGGTGAACTTTTGAGGAACCACATACAGAGACTCATGGTCTTTGAAGTTGTTCCATATGAGTCGCAGCTCACCCTCATCGGCGGACTTGTTGTCGATCCGCTTATGCTCCACATAGGCTCGGATGTAGTTCCGAAGCATATGGAATTCCCAGTAGCCTGAGTGACCAGCCTTCAAGACTGGCCTTCCACTCGCTGAGAAAGCACCACCTGCCCCTCTTTTCGGGGACAGTCCTGTGGTGCCCTTGATAACCAGGTCTTTGATCGTGATGCCCTGATGCTCAACAACGACGCCTGAATAGGTGGGCGTCACCTGGATAGCGAAGACTTCATCCTCGCTCAACTCAGACTGATTGATCTGGAGTATAAAGTCACCCCATTTAGTCCCGTCAGGAGCCGCTGGTCCCTCGGTGACACTCCCGTCTTGAAAAACTCTGACGACCTTGAACCCATAACCGAATGAACTGCGCCAACTCTTGTCATCTTCAACGGCGTGGTTAGTAACGTTCCCGAAGAAAGTTGGGAAAGGAAGATCGCTTTTAGATATCCCAAGTAATTGAGATGCCCCTGCAAGAGTTCCGTCGATGTTCTCAAAGAGTCCCATAGTCTACCTCAGGTCAACGGCACAGCCGCTGCTGTCAATGGGAATGGGCCGTTAGACGAGCTATCTTGGCCCACTACTGTCACCGTCAAAAGAAGAAACGCCTCTCTAAATTTAATGGGAAACTGAGAGTCTTGTCCGCTTGCCACAGGTGGCGACCCAATAAGCTCAAGTATCTTTGCCTTGCCAAGTGCAATTGATGCCGGGTCGATAGTCGTCGAAGTAATTGAACTGAACGTCGTCGAAGGCGATGCTGGCGGTATATATGACGCAGGAATCCCTGTAGCTGTTGAGGCCAGTAGGGCAGCCTCCCAAGCATTCGCAAAGCCCGTGATCCCAGCGACCGCATCTGTTGTCGGGCTGAGTGACAAGAGTCCAGTCTCGAACTGGCTCCTGTTGAATGAGAACACGATTGCATTCCCGCTCGGTCCGACAAGTGCTGCTGGATCTGTTGCAATGCCAACTCCGTCTTGAGCCGCTGCGGCATCAACGCGGTCACCTGTCCAATTGGCAAAATTTCCTGCCCATGAGCTATTCGCGACCTTTGGCAAATTCTCAAGCTCATCTTTCCAGACTTGCAGAACATCGACACTCACAAAGCCCCCTTGATCAAACCGAGCGTTGCTTTAATCGTTGCGAGTGTTGTCTGATGAGCCACGAAACTTGCAGAGTTCACAGGTGGTCCAGATACTCCCACCGCTGTTGGAACCGTGATGGCCTCGATATCGGTCAGCGTCTGGTCTGTCAGGTCCATGAACTGATCCAGGAGATCAAGTAATTCTCCTGAAGCTGACCCAAAGGCTACCTGACCACCACTGAACTTCGCCTTGGCTCCCGTACCCTCGATATCGACTGAACCGTTTTTCATGCTCAAGGACGTCCCGCTTGGAGTCGTTCCTTGAATGCCGTCGGCAGCACTTACCGAAAGTTCGTCGCCTAGGGCTGTTTTGATATCGACAAGGTCATTAGTTCCATCGAATGAAACAGTAGTCCCAGCGCCAAGCTGAAGATCGACCTTCGAGTCGGCCTTTAGAAAGTCCATCTTCAAAAGTGTGTCGTTGATATCTATTGAGAGATCGCCATTCCCTTTGAAAACGATCTTTGACTTGTTAGGAGTCGTAGCATTGGCGCTTGCAGGATCAGGGATCGTCCCGGTCGGAGTGATCTTTTTTCTACCGACATGCGTGACCGACACGTTCGAATCCTTATCGACCATGAACTCGATGCCGTTAAACTCATACCTCTCAAAGATCCCGTCTTCCCTCTTTGGATCTTTGTAGTCAGTATTCTCCTTTACCCTGGGATGAGATCCGTCTCCGATGATGATCGGAAGTTCTCCGTTGCTTTTGATGAACAGGCACCAGACAACGTCACAATTCTTCTTCTCTTCGAATTGGCTTGGGAGGAATCCCTCTAAAGAAGACTTAGGATCGAAGTCTGGACGTACTCGGACATGGTTATTCAAGATACCGCCTGCCCGACTGAGGTCGAGGACGCCATAGTAGTCCTGGCCTTCAATGGTAACGACGTACTCTAGGAAGCCCGTTTGATTGTCATCGTCCTCAGGATAAACGGCACGTTGAACCCATCCTCTGACGAGCCCAAATTTTTTCCCGAAGATGCCGTCCCAATCATTGTTGATCGGGACATGGTTCGGGATTGGCGCTCCGTCTCTCGTATAGTCAAACATCAAAACAACCCTTCGAAAGGACCAAGTGGACCTCCGAAACTTCCCTGTTGACTGCCATCATCTACGTCAGTTTTTGCCAGATAAGAATTCTCGAAGTCAGTGTCAGGCACTCCAAAGTCTTCGTTCGTTTCATCAATAAACGGTGTCTCCGGATCATTAAATTGACCCATCGTCACCACCCAGTTAGTGGTCCATTTGTTTGGGAACGTCCACTTATGAGTATAGCCCTCGATGTAATAAATCTTCGGTGCAAGAACACTCAAAGAAGGGACATGCTCAAGGACCTTCCCGAGTTGAGCATGTCTGCCGACAGTCTCGATGGTCCCTGACTCATAGAGATGGTTGAAACGATGAAGGTCATGGACCTGGAACAAGAATGCTTTATAGAGTTCGACAGAAACAACATTCTTACCGGCTGAATTATCATAAATGTAATCGAGATTCGTATCGAATCGCCTCAACCCATAGCGCTGGATCGACTCACCTTCAAGCATTGGTAGCCCGACACTCCCAAAACCATGTGTATTCACGTTCGCAAATTCGTTGATGTAGCTATCGGATGTCTGCCTCGGAGTCATCCAGATCATGTTCAATCGTTCACGATCCGACTTCCCGAGGTTGTCGAACTTAATATCGGAGTTCTGTATTTGAATGACATTGCCACTATTGGCTAAGTCTTGGAGACTCTGGAACTTCATCAGATCAGTCAGGTTCGTGTTCTGAGTTCCGAATCGGTATGAGGTTGGCCTCGGTCTCAGATACAAGGCTGGGGATACTCTCCCATCTTCATCCCGATCCAGGTCCAGAAAAATCTCATTCACCATTCTATTCGACTGACTCTGCAAAAAATTCCAAAGAGACCCATTCGTATTCGTCTGTAACATGGCTCTTTGCTTGAAGCCTGGGAGGTCTTCAGTAATGCGATAGTTTACAACGTCGCCGAAGTGAGGCTCACTCTGAGAAACGAAAGGCAGTCCCGCCGTGATGACCTTGACAAGCTGTTTCGGCAAGATCCATTGGTTTACAGGATCGAACGACTCACCCTTAAGAAGACCTTCCTTGATAGAAGAAGAACCACTCGACAGGAAAACTCTTAATGCGCTCAATATGATCTGGTCAGGGCTGCCTACGAAAGGGATTCCTCTGGCAGTGAGCAAAGCATTCAACAAGACAGTGCTCGAAGTCTTCGCTGTATAGGGGTTATAAAAAAGATCACTCTCTTCAAGTACCTTACCGAAGTCTCTACCTGAGATATGATAGCGGACCGTGATCCGGTCTGACTGCTCTTCTCTCTGTCTGGTCCGAGATACCCTATCGACATTGCCGATCATAACGATGTCTTTGTTGGGGGGATCTTGCGGGTCAACAGATTCGCTAGGTCCGTTGTAAAGATAGAGGATGACCCAGTCACCCGGCGCTATGAACTTCTTCCAATTCTGGGTGGGCATAATTTCGACGTCGAAATTGCCTGAGGCTCGACGGATCGACTTCGTAACACTCACACTAGCGATGTCTTTATCGACCATTCCTGTCTTCAGTCTAAAGACGTCGAAGGAACTATCAGGGCTGAACTTCAGATTGGCAGGCTCAAAAATCTGCTTCTCGTAATGATAGAAAATCATCCTGGCGTGAGAAACCGTGCTCGTCAGCTTACGCTGGGACTCATCGGTCTCAGGCTGGCCGGAGAGTGTTCCGGGGATCTGAGTCATAGCGCCTTACCAAGCCTGGAACTTGGGCCCCGAGGGAATCCTCTCTGGGGCTCGTTTCTACCCATCCCAGAAAGGGCTTGCGCAAGCTGAATGATCGCCTGAGTGTTCGCGTCCATCGCATCAGTATTTGACTGGACGTCAGGCAATGGACCGCCGCTAGGCATGTCTGTGGGCATGGATGAAGACATAGCCGATGCGCCAATGGGTTGGATCAATCCGCCGTTGTTCGCATGGATCAATGCTCCAAGGTTACGACTGGTGTCCTCCCTATTGACGATGAACTCTCCGTCACTGGCCTTGATATTGACCGAGTCAATCGCCCCACCTGCTTGATGCCCGCGCATCTTACGGGCTGCCCGCTGCGGTCCAGTCCTTAGTAAGTCTTCTCCTCCAAAGCTCTTTTTGATTGCGTCCCATATTTTCGAGAGCTTGCTGTTTCCTCTACCCTTGTTCCTAAAAAACTTTGCCGCTGCGTCAGACCTTTTGTCCCTGTTTCTCCGACTCATTACTGAGCCGCCAGTCTGAAATGTCGGAGTGTGCCCTTCTGAGAATTCGTCTACTGCATTTGAGACATCATCATCGCCAGTATCAGACACGATACCGACCATATTTTCTATCATCGCCCTGTTTTTCTTGTCCTGTATCCCAGTTAACTTCCTCTTCTCTTCTGTCTGATACATCTTGAGCAGGGCTGCATTGCTAATGTCCTCGTCTTGACCGCGACTAAAGTTGAATATGTCACGCATCTTGTTCTGGCTGAGGACACCCTTCTCCCCAATCATTCCCTGTTTGCGAGCCTCCCTGATTAGGCTCGGACCTTTGTCAGTTGTGAAGTTCCGGAACTTTTCCTCGTTGGAGAAATCAAAACCACCAGTGATCTTCGACCAGAACTTATCGAGAGAGTTCTCAAACTCATTGTCTGTCCACTTGTTGAGGATATCTCGGGCACCCTTCCCGAATTCACGACCAAGCTCAAACGCTCCTGCAACTCCTATAAGAGTTCCGAGAGTATTCTTAACCCCACCGCCGCCAAGAATAGCGCCCCCAGGACCGCCAAGACCACCTCCACCTCTGAATCCCTTAGACAGGAGTCCTACTGCCTTACCTCCTGCAAGGACTGCTATTAGTTTCGTTAGATCGTCATGGATGCCAGCCATGTCTGCGAACTTATCGACTGCTCCTACAAATTTTGTCACAGCGCTAGTGAGGTTGTCAGAGATAAGGTTCTGGATGTCATCAACGCGCTGTCCGAACTTCAGAACCGATCCGTCAAATGACTTCATGTTCTTTTCAGCTCGTTGTTGCGGGGAAAGCATCGCGTCTTTAAATTTCTTTATGTCACCACTTGCAAGCCCTCTGACCCTACCCGTTCTCTGTTTCTGACCCATCAACTTCGCAAAAATCTCTGGTCCTGATTGACCATGAAGCCCGGTAGTCTCTTGGAAAATCGCTAGAGAGGTTGCAGATTTCCCGTTCCCTCCTGCCACTGCATCTTTAAATGCTGTCTTCAGCATCTCATTAATGATTGTCGCGCCACCTGTGCTTATGGTTTTCGCGACATCTTTCATTCCGAGCTTGTTGAATTTCTCTGCAAGTCCCTTATTGCCACCGAACAACCCAAGATTTTGCCTGACCCGGAAGGCAGACGCCGAGTCAGCGCCTCCCACACCAGAAGCACCCTGAAATGCCCTATATGAAAGGAACTGTTGGAACTGGTTCCCACCGCCAGAGAACGTCTTCCCAAGGTTCTGGATCGTATCGAAGATTCTTTCAGGGCTCCTCTTGAAGAAGTCCATGTCCCCGAGAGCACCTGCAAAACCCCTCAGTGACTTATCGTCGATATCAACACCCTTGGACATGGTCGCCAGGTAGGAAGTCATACTTGACAGATATTCGCCGACAGCTGAGCCCGTGATCCCATCAGCGACTGCATCACCGACAGCGTCAGCTACAAACTCGCCCTGATTCTTGACTCCAGCCTTACGTGCCGCACCTATAGCCGCACCGAAAGAACCGCCGCTGATCCCAAACGATCTTTGAAGAGCCTCTCCGAGATTCACCTGTCCTGTGAGTTCGGCGCCAGTTACATTCCGACCCATGCCCCTGGCGACCTCTAACCCCCTGGCTCGCCTCTCTGACCGAGTGAACCCGAATTGAGACCCTGTCCCTACAGTCGTCCCGCCAGTCAACTCCCTCAGAGCCATAGACTGCGTAGCCTGGCCAAGGCTCCTATGAATTGCCATGCCAACGCCAAGGCTTAGCCCTAGGCCTCCTAGAAACCTCCCGCCTATGGCCCGGGGATTCATTCCCGAGACGCGACCCATCCCTCCACCGAGACCGCCAATGCCGCCCATAATCCCACCGACTGGGGACATGGACCTCTGCATCCTAGAGAGGTCTCTGAGTTCATTCTTGGTTTGGCGGATAGTCTCGACGAGCTTTTGGGCCCGCTTATGGTCCCAAGCCTTCTCGCTCGACTTTCCCATAGATGTGAGTTCTTTTGTCGCATCAGAGATGATCGACCGATAGAGGGTCGCCTGATGCGTCATGTCCTTGAGGGCTTGCTTATTGAAGGCTTTTTTGATGCTCTTATCGAGCTTTACATTGCCAATGTCCTCAAGGGCCTTTTTGGCCTCGGCGGTAGCCTCCTTAAGAGGCTTGATATCCAGTCCAAGTTTGATCTTTGCCTGACGTGCCATCAGTCACCCATGAAAACGTCTTCGAAATCGAAACTTGGGTCAGAAGAAGCACCCTTCCTGATAGTCGGCAGCCTCTTCCCCGCACTCGTCAGAATCTTCTCGCACTCTTCATCGCTGAGATTCTCGTCACCTTCTGTCTTGTACTTCTCAAGGAGGTGCTCTTTGCCCTTGCCAAGTCTCTTCAGAACCTCGTCGACTTCAGGATCTACGCTTCCATCCCAGGCTTCTTTCTCTCCGTCTACCTGCTCGAAGAATTCTTCGATGCGCTTTCTGTCTTGCGTATAGAAGTCCTCAAAATTTTCTATCAAAAGTTCTTCGAGAGTATATTCCTCAAAATTCTTTGGAGGAACTCGGTACTTCTTCCGCCACCATAGTTCAAGAGCCCTCTCCCCTGAATTGAGATTCGAGATCGCAATTCTTCGGAGGTTGTCATAGTTGGGTTCCGACTTCCGGAGTCGGTCCAGTCGCTCCTGAAGTGATGGTGGGCGATAAAGATTCATCGATAGAGAAGGGTTCATCTTTGCCTGCCTCTACATCTTTTTCGTCACCACTTGTCAACCTTTCTTTGAAACCGGCTTCATAGGCGAGAACCTTATTGTAAATCTCGCTGATGACATTGCCGTCATAAAGGTCGTAGCCATAGTTCGCTTCTCCCCACCATTTTGGGAAGTCAACGAGTGTGTAACGAAGATGTGAAACTGCTTCGATGAAGTCTGCGACTTCGACTGAGATCGTTTCGAGGTCGCCGGATAGGCGTGCCCGCATAACGTCAATGCGTGCCCTATCGCCTAAGGAAGGTCGCTTGTACTTGAAGTCTCCGTGCCAAATGGCCTTTGACTCAGATCCTTCGATATTTACATGGAACTTGTATTCCATGCTCGGAAGTGTGCTCATAATTTTATCCTTTTGATCGTGTAAGGGTGCATCGCACACCCCGGCCGCTCATGTCGCTGTCGGCTTTGCGTTAACTACCGATCAACCTGCGTTGGACTCATCCGTTGCTTGGCGTGCAACGAAGTTCCAAGTCTCAGTCATGACCCCACGCGCATCGACAGTTGTCTGCCGCGCCTGGATCTTCACTCCGGTCATGAGAAGGATTGTAGCCCCAGTGACTTTGTCGATGAGCACAGCATCCAACTCACCTTGAGTCAGGATCTGTGGGAGCTTGCTCATGATCCCCAATTGTTTGACCGAAGCGTTCGGAACTCTAAAGTTCTGGACACTAAGATCGACTGTGTAGCCGGTCTCAGCATGTTCCAAGACTTCGAGCTTATCGAGAACATTAATCGGCTCATAAGCGATATTCTCATTGTATTGGACTTGCGAAGAGAACCCGACCTTCACGCCTGCTAGCGAGAAAATCGCCTTCGCACCTGTCATCACCGTCGTCATGGCAACACTCCTATGAGTTCAGGGTTCCTCACGCTGATTGACGAATGTCAGCCAAGTAGATCGTGGGCAACATAAAGTCGATCCCCTGAACTGGCGTGATCGTGATATTGATAGCCGCTGTGTTCCCTTCGAGAACGACGGTCAAATCCTTGAATCCCTTCCCATCATTGTTGTCATCGCCGACAATCACGTCTGCATCGAGATACTCTTGGGTCCTAGCAGTGATGAAGTTCGCAATCGCCCCAGCTGAACCAGTCTTAGCCTTAGTTCCAGTGAACACAGCTTCAAGGTTCTGACGAAGATCGAATGCGACAAAGCCAGCGGCTTCGACCACTGAGACCCTGTTGTAAACGAAACTTCCATCCTTACTGTAGGTCGTGTTGCCCACCACTACTCGGAAACCACCTGCATCAACTGGCTCCAAGAAAGTGACGCCAGCCTCGATCATCTCATCGAAGTCGACCTTCGGGTCCCAAGAGCCATCTTTGACGCGCAAGCCATTGCAATTTGCGAACTTGAAGGTCGTCGGCTCACCGACTTCAGAGCCGGCCTGCAAGCCTGCTACGAGACATGCGGTAGCCCATGGCGGAAGGAAGGTTAGAGCCTGGGCTGATTCGCTCAAGACTTCCGTATCCTGGCCTAGGATCGAGACTAGCTCACTATTGAGCGCCCTGGCCGCGTCTTTCAGATCAGCCTTGGAAGCCTGCTTAGAAACATAGCCGTTTCTCTCAGAGCGTCCTTTCACAGACCACATTTTCCGCATGTGCGCATTGGTCGCAACGTTGATCGTGTCGATCGAGACAGAGCCCTTGTCTGCCGAGATCAGCGGCACCACTTCGTTGACCCTAACCCCTTCGAGCTTCGCAAGTGCGTTAAGCCAGTCAGAGTTGGCAGCTGTACCGTCCGTACCACCTGTGAAGTTGACTGCCGTCCCGAAGGTAGCGATTGCGCCTGCGACATTGGACTTGCGTTCCGCATTGACCAGTCCACTAAAGACATTCAGATAGTCGACTGTGTCTTGGATGTCGCGCTTCAGAACGAGTGCCGCATCAATGATCTCAACGTCGGTATAGTAGTCGAGTTCCGTTGCGTTGAGATCCGGGTTCGGCCCGACCACCGTTGCCGTGTAGTTCACGTTCGCATTGATCCGATCGACAAGCTCTTTGACTGTCATCCTAGGAGCCGTGACGCCACTGCCATCGTCAACACCGAGAGTAAGGTCGAGATCATCGCTAGGTGCCCCTGCAACTGTGACCGTGAACTTCCTAGCGCCGAGCGAGTCTTCGATCTTCAACAAGGCGCTGGTCCCTGCGCCCGCGTAGGCAACCGAAACAATGCCGACACCGCCAAACTCTCTATCAGCATCCTCAGACACCGACCCCTTAATGAGCGTGAAGAAACGGCTTCCCTTTACACCACGGTTCGAACCAGCCAGACCGAAAATCGTGTCGGCAGTCGATGCTGGGTCAACCAAGATGTAGCCGTAGTCGAGTGCGGCCGATGTTAGCGTTGCTGAGTCGAGAGTGATATCGACCTTGTTGCCGTTCGTAGTCGCGATGATCGGCTTCGAAGGAGCCCACGATCCAACAGTGTTGAGGTCAGTCTCGACGGCTGTTGCCGTTTCAGCAGCACCACTCAGAGTCGTTGTGTAGGTGTAAGTCGTCCCGTTGATCTTCAGGATCAGGGTCTGACCACCGCCTGTCATGTTGAACGGACCGTCGATAGTTCCGAGGATCTTAGCGTCGGCGTCTGCGACTGTCCCCTCTGCAACGACGAGATTCAATCCGTTCTCATCGTCCCCATAGTTCTTTGACTTGAGGCCAAGAATAACCCCAGGTGTGGGAAAATTGTTGTTCAGGTCAAGAGATGCCTGAGTTGAAGGATTAACCTTCAAAACGACGATCTTGCTTGCACCATTTGCGATTCTTGCGTCATTAGACGGAGCCGAAAGAAGCCCAAGTGCATCTTTGATGGGTCCGGACTTATAACGATCCTTAGCAGCCTGGATTGCAGGTCCGCTAAGCTCATCGATGATACCCGGCTCACCGCCGACAGCCTCCCCAATGATGCCGACAATGCCCGTCGGTTGGAGCGGGAAGCCAGTAAGGTTCTGGACCTTAATGCTTGTGTAGGCTCCTGGCTTACTGATGGCAGCGCCACCGAAATTCCTCTGAATCGACATTTAATGCCTCCTTAAAAGCCCTTGTAAGCCGCTTCCCAGTCCTCGAAAGTCGCAGTCACCATGCCCTTCGCTGCCGGATAGTGCTTCATTCCCTCACGGATATGCTCTGAAATTTTCTTAATGTTAGCATAGACCGTGAACGATATCAGCTTCGCACCCGACTCCCTTTGACCCGATTTTTTCAAGTCTCGGATGTACTACTTCTTCTGCCAATCAGGCATCTTCGAAGCTTCAATCTTCTTGACCTTTGCCTCGACGTCGAACTCCTTTTTAGGAGCCGCCTTTGCAGAAGGACCCTTGCCAGTGGTCTCGCTAGACTGAGGCCCAGTGGCGTCGGACACACTCGTACCAACAGGTTTCTTGCCCATCTCACCCTCCATTGACGTCCACGTTGACCTCGAAGTCAGTGATCATGACATCTTTTTCGCGCTCGACTACGTCGAAGTGCTCGGCTGTCACAGTCATAAACCGCGAGAACATGTTCTGTGGCAAAAAGTCATTCAGACGAGATAGATCGCTCGCCCTGAATGTGATGTTGAAAAGACCGTTCTCTTGGCCAGGAATCCGTTGCAGGTCCGACTTGAAAGCACTCAGCAGATAGGAAGCCAGATAGTAAAGGTACTTGACCTTATCAGGGCTCCCTGTCGCATGAATACCGACCAGGATCTGGGATCGGGTCGGGATGTATGCTCTCTGCTGTCTATCAATGATATTGCCAAGTGTGTCGAGTGTGTCGATGGACCCGGAGTAGTCATCGAGCCCCGCATCTTGGACAATCTCCTCCTGGCCCTGGAGATTGAGAGATATAGCCGGAGCCTCCATGTCATCGACAGGGAAGGACTGGAAGATGTCGATCTCTGTTTCACGGATGTATTTTGCGATCTCGTCGATCTTGCTCTGGCCGTAGCGGGACTTCAGATAGTCATTCTTCAAATGAGCGTAGACAAGATCAGGCGCCCTAGCTTCTTCACGGAACCATTTGAGGCCCCTCTCGAAGAATATCTCGAAAATAAAATCGACCGGGAACACACCTGTGACGCAACTCTCTGCGCTTATGGCGGGCGGCGGAAATTGAGTTAAGGCCGTATTCATGCTGCGCTCATGATCATGTCGATGATCCGTTCTGACTCTTTATCTACGTATCTCCCAACCTCGGGAAGGAGATGGGCTCCGTCGAGCCCAGGATGAATCCAGGAGTCCTCGGGAGACTTCTCGCTCATGACCCTGAATGTCATAAGCATTGACGATCCTTTTCCCTTGTTCTTCTTCTGGTACCTAGTCAAACCCTGGAGGAACGGATGTACTGGAGCATTGCTCGGTACTCGTCCGGCAGCACCTTCTATCACCTGACCTGTCGCTGACTTCAGCATCCTATCGAGTCCATATGCCTTTACCGTCTTCTTCAGCTCTTGCTTTAGATTCTGTTCAACGGCTTTCCCAGTGTACTGAAGACGAGGCGAATTCCCTGTGGAATGGCGGAACGGAATGACCGCGTATCTGAATCCTTCTTTGCTTATCTTCGCCTTCGATCCTCCCAACCATCCTGGCCGAGACGACTTCATGTCGAAGCTGCTCATCCCAAATTCAAAATTATTCGCCATTCTTCCTACAAGTTGTACTTCGTATTCTGGCTGTCCGCCAATATTTGATTTACCAAAACTCTCGGCTTGCCTGAGACCCTGGACGTAGGCGTCACGGGATGTATGAAGGCGAGCCTGAGCCAATCTGATCCACTCAGCTTGAGCTGCCCTGGCAAGACCATGGACCGCCTCCTTGAAGGACTCGACAACACCCTCTTCTAAGGTGTCAACGTTGTGACCCATATCCTGGAGCTTCAATTTAAAGCTTACGGTCACTTCCCTCTTTCCTCGCCAAGAAATCCCATCGGATATGAGCCTGTTGTGGTAGTGGAGTCGGCGTCCTTTCCGGACGTCTCAGATCAACATAGTAGTTTCTCGTTTCGTGCATGAGTTCTAAGACTCTGAATGTCGGTAGAACCGGATAGAGAACCGAGTAGAGCTTGCCTGTCTTTGGCTTGTTGCTTGACCAGACGATGGATCTCGATCCGTCTTCAAGCTGGAAGTCGTTACCGAGCACAAACCTGTTTCCATAATGGTCAATTATAAGCGTCTTATTGTTGACCTCAGGGCAGCTGCAATACGGATATCGCAGGATGTCCTCTGTGCCATCACCTCTTTTAATGAGTTCGTTATATTCAGTGGCGAAGTCCAACATCTCGATCCGATACCAGTAGGACACTCTCACACTGTTCCGGAACGAGGCCAACGCGTCTTTGACATCGAAAATACCAGCCTGGTCGAAGTCCTTGTCGAGCTTCACTGACTGGATGAAGCAATAGTCCTCTACCGCTTCATCTTCTACGTCGATCGCCAGGATGCCCTGACAGAGAGGACAGTTCAGATCGTGATTCGTAGAATCGACCTCGACGAAATCACCTGACCGACGAGGGCAGACGATCGAGGGCGTCACTCGCACGAAAGAGCCGTGATCGGTAATGAGCCGATTGAAGTTCTCTGGCGTTAGGAGAACTTTCGGTGGAGGCGTTGATCTTTTAGACCTGTTGGACATCTAAGCAGCTAGCCTATAAATGAAACGGTACTTCTCTTTCTCGACTACCTTGACAAGCCTTTCAACTTCCGCCTGCTCTCTCTCGGTGCGGTCGCACTTTTTGGCCCGACTCCAGACAGCTCTCTTATGGAACCTATTCCCGAAAGCGTCTTCGTAGTGATAGTTCGCCCGCGAGACTCCAGCCTCTAGGAAGTTGGAGGCCTTATAGAGTGTCCCTGTGTGACCCTCTGTGGAGTCAGCATAAGTGACGACAGCTTTGTACTTAGAGAAGCCCTTCAGATATTTGATCGTCTTGGCAATCAGATAGCTTCCACTATTCTTTGGCATTCCCTCATGAATGAACATCCTGGATAGCTCCAAAACATCCCCATTCTCATATCCCAGGGATGCGGCGATGTTCTGTCTGGAAGGCATGGAGAAGATGACTATGCCATAGGAGAAACCGTTATGGACTAGGCCGAATGAGAACTTCGGCTTGGGGCACGTATGCGTGTAATGGTTTTTAATTATCTTGTTCTTGGCATTGGCGTAGTCGATAAGCTCAACTCGGAAGTCGCGTAGCTTCAAGCCAGCGACCCTGGAAGAAACATCAAGGCCGACATGATAGTCCAGACCCTTCGACTTAGAGATGTCGCTGTGGATCTTCATGTGACAGCGACGACACAGGAGCATCAGATTCTCGATGTCATTGTTCGTCTTGTCGGTGTCTATATGATGCACAACCAGAGAGTCTCCAGCATCACACCTTACGCAGCGGTTTCTGAAAAGCTCTCTGACTGTCCTTCTTAGTTCCTTGGAGAACTCAGGACCGTAGACTGACGGATGGCCGAGTCCTTTGTTCCATGGCTTTGATCCCTCTGGAAACCAGCCCTGGTTCTTATTCATCGAAGAGGCATTCGATCGACGATCGTCATAGTCCCCTTCTTCCCACTTTTTCTTGACCGATTTCGACGTCGAAACTGCGCTCTTCAAGATACGCTCATCGGTATCCTTGGAGAGTCCCTTGTTCCACGGATCATCAGTATTGAGATTGTGACCCATGATGAAATCGTTGTAGCCGACATAGCCTGGCTTCGAAGACCATGGCGTATCCTGCCCACAGCCACACTTACATTTCGTCTGCTGGAGGCCATAAACACGGGCCCAGAGGGCCGCTTTCTCAATCTCTGGATGCTTCCACGCAAAATGCTTTCCGAGGCCTCTACACGACTTGCCGAGATAGCCGCATTCAGGACATCTGAATTCAACAGACAAGTTTTCAGACTTGATCAGCACTAGGCGACCACCATTTCAATGCCCTTGTAGTTTCTTCTCAACAAAGAGACGGTCTCTTTGATCTGCTTCTCGTATTGGATGATACGTGCACCATAGCCGGCATTCGTCGCTGAAGAGGTTGTCCCAAGCGACTCACTCAGTCCATCGAGAGATACTGACTTGCTTGCGATACCAGCGCCAGCGATCAGGTCACCTGCGATATTAAGAGGGCCGATTGATGCCTTCATGCCGATGAGATGGAGGATGTCCTCAGGGATTTCCCCATCCTTAAATCCCGCCTCATAGTCGACCTGGATGATGTGTGGGACGTAGTCTCGACCGCTATAGAGCAGAGGAAGGAACGAACCTCCCTGGCCGATAAGGATCGCGCTGAAGCTCCCTTGAGTCGGGATCAGGTTGACCTGACCGGCGACGGACTCAATCCGATACCATTCATCATCAAATGCTAGTAGCTCAGTTGTCAGTGGGAAACGTATGGCGACCTTGGAGACAGACCGTACTGGGAAATTTAAGAGCTTTACGAATGCGAAATTCGCATAGTCATCCCAGTAATAGTCATGTGACTCGCTAGATATAGAGGTCGGGAGAATGATGACATTAAGCTCGCGCTCTACCCACCTCGTTGCCGACTGAATGTAGAAGTCGATCGCTTCATCAGGGAGATCAACTCCATCGTCGGTCTTTAAATTCACGCCATGTAAGAAGGTGCTCTTGACGAAGTCAGCGTCGATGACCTGTTCGTCGCTGCGAGGGCGGATGTTTGCTGCGTCGGCCATCTGTCCCTACTCGTAGGAGAGTTCGATAGTATATTTCCTTATCCGCTCGAACTCTGAACATATACTGTTGTGCCATTCAAGTTTCAGTCGAGAAGCCTCTTCTTCGGTTATATCGAAAAAGAATTTAGCCTTGCCACGTTTGACTATCTCGACCTTTTTGATTCTGTGTCCGCCCGCTTCACTCGTTTGGAGATATGCCGCGAACAAATAATTCAAAGTGACATATGGCTTCGTCACCTCAGCCTTGCCAGTTGTGCCTTTCCTCCTGCCGTCGAATACACTTCGAGTCTCTTCCATAGCTTGTCTGTCCTGATAATGACCGGAGTGTTTGGCGGGACGAGGAAGTCACTTCCATCAGGAGTAGTAGTCCCAGACTCAACAGCCAGGGCGATATTCATCTCAACGGGAGAGATAAACCGATAGACAGCGTTGTGAACAAGATCGAATCCGTCCACGCTAGCTGCCCCGACTGTCACGTTGACCGGCTTGAGATTCCTCGTCGGAGAATTCGGATCATCTAAATAGAAGTCGGGATCAACAGTCACAACCCGCTTAGCCTTCGAATGTGCAGAGTGCTCTCTGAACTCAACGGCTGTATCGGTGACTAGCTCTTCCGGCTTGTATTCCCGAACCATGCTTATTCTCCGCTAAGAGCTTTCTGGATCGCCACGATGACCGACTTGCGCTTCTTGCCTTTGTTCTCTTCATCGAACCAGGCATTGAGGACACCTTCGTCGTCTTCTTCTTCGATCAGCTGGATCGCATCTTTGACGTTGAGTTCTCCGAGATCCTCAATTTCGATCTCTTCTACATCGTCCTCTTCGTCTTCTACTACTACCTCAGGTTCCAGCGTCGAAACCGTCTTAGGAGCAGGTGCAGGCGCCTCCTTAGGCGCCGAGGATTGAAGCTCAGGGTGAGCTTTAAAGTATTCTTCCGACGTGAGAAACCCACCAGCCCGAAGAGCTTCGTAAGTCTCTTCACAATCGGCGACGACATAGCCCTCTTTATCAACTTCAAGAGAGCCTCCACTGGCCAAGGCCAATTTTGCGCCTGCCGCCTTGGGATTAATCAGCTTCATTACTGTCTCCTAACAGAGGGGAGAGGCTCAAGGCCCCTCCCCATCAAGGTCATTTAAGTACCCGATTACGGGCCGACAAGATCAGGCACATTCAGGCGACCGATGTTTTTGATGACCACGAATCCCCTGGGCCGGAACACGATCGGAGTGTTGTAGTAGAGCTGCATCCAACGGATGGATGAAGCAATGGTTGCCAGCGGGAACTTGAGCATAGGACTCAGCTCGCGGAGCGTGAGAACCGACTCGTCCATCTGACCGAGGTAAGCGCGACCGAGACCCGGGAGTTCTTCGTTCCCATCCAGGTAGATCGTGCTAGCACCAGCGCTGGCGATTTCTTTGACGAAGAACCGCTTACCGGCTACACCGTCTGCGAGACGGCTCCGATAAATACGATACCCGGAAGTATCATCGTTGCCGGAGACAGCACCTTTCGTGATCGTCAGCTTGACCTCAGCGGAAGCTGGGGCAGCGACAACAGCGTCAGCACCGCCTACGGTTTCGCCGGAAGTACCAGACTTCGAGATCGCCACTACGGAGTAACGATAAGTGCCATACTCGGTCGGCTTGAAACCACGACTAGTGGTCACAGCCTGGACAGCTACAGCGACAGTTGCCGGAGCGGTCGGGCTGGCAGCATTGGCAGCCGTTGTCGGCGCAACTTCGTCAGTGCGCAAGAAGACGTCCGGACGGAGTTGGATGATCCCGCCAGAAGTCTTGACCTTGTCGCTGTTGAAGCCGGTCGTCATGTCTTCGCCGACAGGGATACCGTAACGTCCTTTGGAGAAGAACCCTACGTTGTAATCCCGGTGGTTGACGTGCGACAGATAGCAGGTCGTCGGATACATATAGTTGTTCAAAAGAATCCGAGACGACTCAGCAAAGATGCCTTCAGTGAGCGGCTGACCACGAAGGTCGATGATGTGCTCTTCAGAGACATCCGGCAGCCCGTCACCAGCAGTATCGGCATCGCCGTAGCCATCAACAAGCTGCTTCTCTAGTCCATTGAAGGACTGGGAAATAGTCTCAGAATTTCCGTGGAAAAGATTCTCCTCTATCCTTTCCAGCATCCACATGGCGCCGTTCTTCGTTTCCAAAGCAACAACGTTTCCGTGAGCCGGGCGAACCAACAGCATAGGGTGCGTGATCTCACGGGTAGTCCCCATGAACTTCACGAACTGGATTTTCCGTTGGTAACTGGAATCCTGAGTCTGAGGGAGACCGCCTTCATTGATGAAGAAGTTCCCCTTGCCACCATACTTGCTGAGTAGGTTGTACTCTTCGGCGGTGTTGTACGCCTTGCTCTTCGGAATATCGTTGTAGAAGACGATATTCTTCATCATATAACTGACGATTTTGAGGGTCGCGTCCAGGGCCTCAACCCTAAGAGCACCACCATCGGACTGGGTTTGGGGGCTCGTTGCGAACCCCGCGGTTAGAGCTTTCTGCAATTCAATCACGTCACGGGCGTTACTGACGCCGAATCCGTGGCCGTGATCCTCAAACTGTCGTGGGTCGATCACCGGATACATAGATCACTCCTCCTTGATTCGGTCTTACAGAACCGCCCGCAGCTTACTATCAAGCTCCGGGGGAACATAGTTGTAGGTTTCGAAATTGATGACATCCTCAGGTACTGCGTCGCCCTTTCTGACGAGATCGCACATGGCTTCAGAGATCATCGACTTCTGAGTGACTGGCGGCTTGCCAACCAGGGACTTGTAGATCCCTTGGCCTTCATTGCCAGTAGCCTCAGCCGTTGCATTGGGGTCAGCGAATTGTCGTGTGGCAACCTCAGACTTGGCTACGTTCTGGATAGCCGTCTCTGACTTGGCAACCGTTGCCGGAGTGTTCTCCAAAACACCAATGCGTTCGCAAAGGGCCTTGAGCACCACGCCGATATCACCCATTGACTTCTGAAGTCCGTCGACTGCATCGGTCAGCTCTTCATGACGATCATCAACCGCCATGTCCGACTTCACCATGAAGTCGCGCAGTGCGTCGATCCGCGCTGCATTGTGATCGGTGAGAGACTTGAGAAAATCGCTCACTTCGATCTTCGCCTCGACTTCCGGCGGCAAGCCTTTCCTGAAGTCGTCCGGGGCTTGTCGCTCGGACTTCATGGCCTTCTCCTTCCTTTTCTTATTGCCATACTTATCGCACATATCATCGCCAGGAGCCTTGAGACTCCCGTCACCTCCACCATTTGCCGCACCATTTGCGGAGTTCAAATCTCCGTCGGTCGGAACTCCGTCACCTTTTGAGACTTCATCGTCCGACAAATAGTTCAGAGATTTTAGTGCAGCCCTTACATCTTCTCTATCGATCTGACCCTTCTTTACCTTGCGCTTCCCATACATGTCCTTGTCGTACATGTCCTTGTCGTACTTCTTGCCTTTTCTATACATGTCTTTGTCGTCGTACATGTCCTCGTCATCCTTGTCGTACTTCTTGCCCTTCCCGTACATGTCCCTTTTCATGCCCTTATCGTGCATGTCTTTTCCATACCGCATCTCGTCCTCCTAGACGGTCAATTCAATTTTCCCAAGCTGTGCCTTGATTCCCGCCACGTCCAAGCCTGAGAACAAAGTTGCAGCGTCGGTCGCAGTCTCGATCGCATCCAAGATCGAATTCAACTTGTCGATGATCTCGTCTTGTTTGTTCAGCATTGCTCTAGTCGTTTCCTCAGGACTATCGAAGATGATAGGCCCTTTGGCTTCTGCCGTGGTCAAACGACCGACGTCCGTTCCCGAAGTGCTCATTAGGCGACTCCCTTCGATTTCAAGATATGATATACAAGCTCAATCGCTGCCTCATCATCGAAGTCAGGATTGAACTCTTGAACCCATGAACATGCTTTTTCGAATTCTTCAAAGGTAGGCAGCGACAGAGACTTTGCGATCATCGACATGTAGCTGAGCGTTTTCTTTTTCTTTCGCTTGTCACGATCGCTTTCGAGTGACTCTCTACCAAGAGCAGCGCCATTCGACTGAGCCGCTGGTCCATTCGCACCGCCTACTCCGGCAGCGAGAGATTTATAGGCGATATTTTCGTCCACAAAAGACTTCGTGAGGACGTCCCAAGTGGCTTCGGTATTCACAGGGCAATTAGTGATTGCAACGTTGCGGATCGTGGCCTTCTCGATCCGCTTCCCCTTGCGCTTAATGACGCGGCCTTCGATTGAGAATCCAAGACGCTTGTTAGGAGTCTGTTGGAGAGCCTTAGCTAGATCCCAGATATCATCGGATCGCTTCGTCCCCTTCAGGATATAGCCTCTTGTGATCCAGCCAGTCACCCCATGCCCGCCCTTGGCGATGAGATTGTCAGAATAGGAGACTTCTTCGGGATAGCCCACAATCGCAGAAGTTGACTGATCATGGTTGTCGTTGAAATGGTCATGCTGAAGGAAGGGTGCGAAGTCCAGTCCCTTCGCAAAAACCTCTTCGCCTTGCCTGTCTACTGAGGGAGTCGACATGATCCCACGAATCTGACGTGAGTTGTATGCCTCTTCGTTGTCGCCCTTGATGAAGTCGACTTCTGGATTCCAAACGCGAAATTCGTTTTCGCTGATGAAGAAATTAGGAGCGATACGCATCTTAATTCCAAATAAAAAACGGAGCGGTGGCCATGGTGGCGCAACCTACTCCGTCAAGTACGAGTCTTTGGTTGAGTCTTGAACTCTTATTCTACGGTATCTTTCCCAGATTTTGCAATATTATTATCTACCTCGTAGGTAAATTTCATATCGATCGATCGGAGAATGTCCATACCGATTGGAACCTCTGTGCCGCAAGACTTACAGACCGCGAAGAAGCCATTCTCGTTCCAAACGCACAGCTTGGCCCGCATCTTTACCTCCCCTCTAGGGTAGGATTTGATGATCTGACCAGAGCATTTCTCGCAACAAATGTTGACCTCAGGCGCGGCGCGCCTGGAGTATGTGCTCGATTTTTTCAATTTTAGACTTCCGCAGGTCAATGAAGATTCCCTCAGATTTCCTGATGATCTCTCCTGGAACATACTTAGCATCACTGTCGATATAGAGACTGAACGATTTCGACGTCGAAACTGGAGCCTCGTCCATCATGATCTTAGTCAGAGCAACTGGGTCGATGATCTTCGTTTTGATGAGCTTCTTCAATTGCTCGTCACTTAATTGACGCTCGCCTTTGAAGATATCGGCATGGGTCAAACCGATCTGGCTTAGCTTCCCGGCTGGTATATCAATTAGGTTACCCGGTCCACCACGCATTTGTACATACTTCCTGAGCGCTCTTAGTATATGGGACTCACCATAGGAAGATTGTGCACCGAGGTCTACATGACTTCCTGTGACCCGCTGACCCGGGGAAACACCGCCGTATGAGCCTTCGCCTCGCTGCTTTACGGTGTAGACCCAGACCGGAAACAAATTGATCGGCAACCATTCAGGAGGAAGCTGTGGCTTTCCGTTGCTGCCGATGGTCATTTGTTGGAGTTCAAGAGGGACCCCTGCCCTCCCTCTCGGATTGATCTCTCGGATACTCGCAGCCTGCTCTGGGTCCATAGTCGCCAACTCTCGGAGCGAGACGAGATCACCGAAAGTCGGGACCTCATTTTCAGAATGGGCATCGACCCAGGAAGGCTTTAGATAAGGACGCAGTCGCGCCATTTGTTTCGCTGCATAGCCACGGACAAAACGCTCGACCTCTGGATCAATTGGATCGTTGTCCAGGACCTCGTCGACAGTGTGGAACGTACCTCTCTCGAAGTGATCCTTCGCTTTTGAGAATGGAGGATCGCCAGCCTCTCTCTCCTCGTTATAGTGGCGCTTGAGGATCTTCATCTTGTCGGCCTTCGACAACAAGGCTCCAGTCGACTCTTGAGCTTTCAGGCTATTTATCGCCGACATCATATGAGAGATCGACTTGCTACGCTCTTCGGTCAGATCGTCTTTGATACGACCGAATATCTCTGTTGCTCTTTCAAGATATGGGTTGCCACCATTCGCTTGAGTCTCAATAGCGCGACGGACGATAGCTTCTGAACGAGCGAAGTCGGGATCAGCCTCAGAGAGAGCCCTGGACTGTTCAGAGTTAGGATTCGACTCAGCCAACTTGACAGCGCGAATGTCACTTGCGAGACTTGACTCTCGCTTCAGATCAACCCCGTGTCCCGAACTCAGCTCTTCGAGGATTTTACTGAGTTCTTTTTTTCTTTCTCGATCCTCAGGTGACTCTTCGACAGCTTGCTGTTCAGATTCATTCGAACGGGCTGGAGCTTCTTGCCCAGTTTGTTCATTTTCATTCGTTTGAGTGGGAGCTTCTTGCCTAGTCGATCTTCGCCTCGACCTGCGTTGTGGCCTCTCTTGAGGAGCAGGAGTCGAGCTTGAAGATTCCGGCTGCTCGGGAGTTCGAGAAGTAGGTGCGCCTGCCCTGTGCTGATTGTAGCTCGGATGGGAGACATCTTCGTGAGCCGCCTCTTTTAAATGATGCTGCTCAAACCCATGATGACCTCCGCGATTCCTGGCGCGGGTCAGGTTGGAGTTCGTTATCCCATAGTTCCTAGCGTTAGTTCCTACTATCTCTCTGATCTTTGCAGGAGAGAGATTGTGGACCCCCTCGCGGCGGCCAGCGATCAAACGCTTAAGATGCTCACGTTTGGCGGCCTCATGGAGCGCACCTTCTGCCACAGAGTGACTTCCGTTCGGGAGTTCGTAGATATACTTGTAGTTTCCAGGAGTCCCCTCCCGGTACAAATACTTCGCCCCTGACCTTCTAGTCCCTCTCTGTGCCATCATTCACTCCTTGTCTCGCCCGTATAGGCAAGGACAGCATCCCACTTGACCTTCGACTTGTCCTTTTCTCCGAGTGAGGAGAACTTGCTTTCCTCTACCACCTGCCCGGTCTTGAATCCTCTGACCGGTTCGGTTGCTACTCGCTTCTTCACGAAAGAGAAACCCTCTGGCAAAACATAAAGCTGACAGTGACACCATGGGTGGACAGAGCCGATCGTTGGCTGCCAATCAGGAGCCTTCATCCCGATATTCGACTCGGCTAGCTCCGTCATTTTGAATATCTTAGGAGTAACTCCGTCGACATCGAGGTAGAGCTTCTTACAATACTTGCAGGCATCCGGTGCCGGTCGTTTGAAAACAAGCTGGTCTCCTCCGGATGGTGACTTATCCCTGATCTCCTGATAGATCCCGTTCTGGATAGCCGTGTTCATCTCTGTATGAGCTACACGCTGCCAGTCTCTTGTTCTATCGTCAAGCGTATCGAATAGTCGTGTCTTTAGCTCGCTTGTCGTTTCTCTGTTAGCGATAGCCTCTGACACACCCTCCTGAACCTTACGAAGAGCCTCACCCGATGAGCGGGCCGACATAGCCCTGACATCTCTGATCGCCATGTCACGGATACCGGAAATGTATTGGCCAGCATGTTCGGTCGCGTAGTCGATAGACTGCTGCTCTACTTCGGTCAGCGGTATTCCATTCTTGTTCACGAAAGAGAGAAGCTCATCGTAACTTATGCTACGCGCCGACGGGGGCATGAGGGCCAGGACCTTGCCTAGAATAACCGGGTCAGCGACCAGATTCCTGAGGTTGTTACGGACCAAACCTGAGGCACTGAGTTCTTCGATCTCTGCTGGAGTTAGCGCACGCTCGCCTAGCGCCTCATACGTAAACCGAGTGAAGCGCTCTTTGATGATGTTGGCGATGGCCTCAATTTGAGTCTTTGTCAGGGACAACTTTTGACCTATGCTTTTGCATCATTTTGTAGAACTCAGGATCTTCCTTCTCCCAGAACTTACCGGAAGACTCCAAGAAGGCCTCTTGGAATCGAGGATCTCCGTCAAGCAATCCCTCTGGATAGTCCTCGCCTGGCTCCTTCTTCTCCGTCATGCGGATCTCCTTTCTCTGTCGTAGGCGACCCTATAGGCTCTGACGACCAAGCGCCGTTGAGTCTGACTCAGACTAGCTCGACTCTCCGTATAGAAATCACGCAGTCGGCGGGCATCCCAATCTCGATATCCCCTTGGCAGACGGGTGGGGCCTGGCAATGGCGGCTGACCTTGAGTAGATCCACCACTCTCTTGTCGCTCTCGATATTTCTCGACCAGCTCCTGGAACTCAGGCTCTAGCTTCTTCCAAGTCTCTCGACGCATCTGTCGATAGTCCTCGAAGAAACGATAGGCTGGGTTGTCACCATTCATCTCGTCCATTTCCATGGTCCCATACCAGTCCTTCTTAAGAAGGAACGCCTTGCCGAGGTGGATCTTCTCCGTCTGTCCATTGATATCCGCCTCTACGTAGACACCTGGGTCGAACGAAGAAAAATGGCATGGGAGCTTGAACTTTTTCAAATCACTAGCGGTCAGATTTACGCCATGCTCGGCACAAAACTCTTTGAATTTACGCCTCATGTAACTGAGGTCATCTTCGTCGGAGAATTTAAATCCCTGGTTGGCCCAGTTGTATCCGCCTACGTCACAGTTGGCATGAACCTCAATACGACCTTGCGGAGAAAACTCCTTCAGCATCTTTACTTGATTCTTATTGATCAGCGCACCCAATTTGACCGTATTCCTCGCTTCCGGCTTGATCAAAAGAAGGTCGTTACTGATGGTCACCGAACCATCCTCCTTAAGTATCCATCTCCGAGTCCAGCCACGTCCAGGGGTGCTATTGCCCTCTCTTCCAGTCATAAGATTGCCATCTGCATCATAAGCAGCGAGCCGCATCTTTACCGAGTCTCTGCCGACTCTAAGATCAACTATCTTGACCGTGACTCCATGTTCTTCGAAATTGTATGGGAAGTCCTCTGCTCTCAACGACTTTCCATCAGCCCGTGAGCCAAATGCCTTAGTGAAGAACTTTTGCAACTCAATGACTGTCTCTGTCGAGATCGTCTGGTTTGATATAGAGCGGATGTAATTGGCCATCGAACCAGAGAGTTCTCTCTCGGCTATCTCCCTTGCCTGTTGCGCTCGTTCACGCCGGGAGTACTCTTCGTCCATCTTTTTTCTACGGTCGTCTTTTGTTTTCTCCATGTCGCGAGAGAGCTTTTGCGGATCGAAATTCCTGTACTTCTCAGGCAAGTCTTCCGTTGCAAGCCCGCGAGGCATGATCAACTCATCGAGAGTCTTCTTGTTGTCAGGGTTGATCCCGAGAGACCTCAAATAGTCTGTCGCTGGTTTATGGCCGAGTTCGTGTGCTCTGATCAGGAGCTTCAGTTTTTCAGGTGAGTGCTCTTCAATCGACTCGACGAGTTTCTTGGCTGGCTTATGACCTAGCTCGGCGGCGCGATGGATCTTGTTGACTGCTTCTTCTGGGATCTCTCTCGGATGAGCATCTGGCTCATGGTAGATATAGACCCACTTCCCGCCGCGCCTGTACTTGCGGATGTACTTATGACCGATCCTGTCAGCCTTCATAAGGTCGATAAAGAGTGGGTCAGCCTTTTGGAGCCCTATGGCCCTGAGAACGACGTTCTTCGGACTATGAAGATTCTCTTCTATCTCTTTCGGTAGGCCATCCTTCACATCGACCCACTGCCATCTCTCTACTTCTTCGTCTGGATCATTCTTGATGGTGATCTTGCTCTCATCGGGTGTCACGCATTGGAAGGCATGAATAATGAGATTGCGACCTGTGAAAGTCGTGACCGGCTCGGAACAGATCGGATAGAGGCCAGATGCTTGGATGCCAGCCTCTTCGTAAAGCTCTCGAAGTGCTCCGTCATGTGGAGTCTCGCCCTCTTCTAAGTGACCACCGGGAAGCGTCCACTTCCCGTTGTCTTTTCTCTTGCCCATAAGAAGTTTGCCGTCATTCGTCATGACAGCTATAGACGCGACCTCTGCCTCAATCGTCATTTGAGCACCTTCTCAATATCTGACTTTATGTCGTCGATCATTTTCTTGAAGGCAGAATCCCAGTGATCGAACATTGAGTTCGCTGCTGGCAGGATAAACTTTCTAGGAGCGACTGCTGGCTTCTCGGCAGTGTAGACAGAGTTGCGGACCTTCCTCGCCTTGACCACCACATCGAGACCGTGATGGTCTCCGATCTCAACGAGAGCCTTTGAGATATCCTCGCCTTCGTCTTTTTCAATTCTGATTCTCAAAGCAGGTACTCAAGCGTTTCGGATTTCTGAGTCTCTTCGCCCTGTCCCTTGAGACGGGCTAGCTCCTTCTCTAGGTCTTCTGTGCTCATGTTCTGATAGTCAGGCTCCTCCTCAGGAGCCTCAGGAGCCTCAGGAGCCGCTGCTTGGCCTTCTTGGCCCTCTGGGACTATCCCAGCCTCGGGAGGCGCTCCTGGTGCCTGTGGGCCGCCCTGGTTGCCCATCGTCGTTAGAGCCGTCATAAACTCTTGGGCCATGATGATATCGCCAGGCCCCTTCATCTTGTCGATCTCGGGGAGAGGGTCCATATCGTACTCAGCACGGATCTCGTTAATCGTCTTGAAGGTCTTGACCTGCTTCCCAGCGAGATCGACCGCTTCGTCTTCTTTATTGGCTAGTGGGAACTCGAACTCGAAGTCAGGATCAATTCGCCAGATGAGATAGTCATTCATCATCGAGGCGATGAAACGAAGAAGCGGAGCTAGGCCCTTCTCTTTCGAAAGACCGATCCGATGATCTGAGTCGCCTTGACCGAGACCACCTGTCCCTGCCGAACCCATGGACTGTCGAGAGATGTCAAAGCCGATTTCGATTGGGTCGATCTGGTACACCGAACACATGACCTTGATCAGATACTCGGTGTATTTGCCCCACTCCATCTCTTTGTTGGTCTGGTGGAGCGACTGCCAGTTCATCTTCCCGTCTTTCCCGAGAGCGATGATGGGAGTCTTCCAACTATTCTGGACGCCAGATACCTGCTGGTGCCACTGTCGTCTAAAAGCCTCAAGCTGGTCGGGAGGGATGACCCCCTCAAATGCAAGAAAGCCTTTAATCGCAGAACCGTTCGAGAAGAACCGACGGTTGTAGGTGTCAGCATTCATATGGGCTGTCAGCGTAGTGATCAGCATCTCGATCTCAGAGAACCCGTATCCGTTCGCTAAGAGATCGGTCCTAGGGTTTCTGATCCCAAATGCCATCTCCCACTCGTCATAGCTCGCACGGATCGTGCCCTGGACTACCTGGACGAAGCGGGGATACTTTGCGATTGCTACGTTGTCTTGTGGCCCCACGACCTGGGGAGACATGAAATTCTCGCCGTTGCGGGCAGCCTCTTTGTCATAGCCCGCGAACATGCTTTCCCGCTCTTTAAGATCCGGGACTATTCGAATAGTCGAGGCGTCAACGGCAAGGAACTGTCCCGGTAGGCCGTTGCGACGAGGGACTATCTCGAAATTGACCTGGTCATAGCTCAGCGTATCTCGAACTATCTTCCTTAGGAATGTCTCGAAACTATCGCGCCTCTTGATTAAGGGAGTGTCTTCGAATGTCTCAGGATAACCGCATGTCGAGATAAAAGACTCAAGCTCTTTGATCTTCTTGCGAGCAATCCTGGAAGGCTTCGCTTCTTTGTCTCGCATCCTGACTTTGAAACCATTCTGGAAACGATTTTGCTGGACCACTGATTGCCCAGCGATTTGATTTTGACGGGTCAGGATGATTGCAGAGAGCACAGGATCAGCGACTGAGACTTGCTTGGCTCTTTCATAATCGAGGAATGAGAACTTCTCTTTGTAGCCATAGTTCATCGTGTTGTAGGACCATGGGTCCGTTAACGATGACTTGAACTGAGGGTCGGAGCGACTAGGAGGCGAAAGAAGTCCCGCCTTCACTAGCTCTCCACGCACGGGAAGAATCTCTTCCCGGATGAAGCCGACCGCATCGGTTAATATCTCTCTGACCAGGCCCATCAAAATGCCTCTCTACTCGAACTGCATTCCACCGCTCTTCATCATCTCGATCAAAGCAGCGTCGGTTTCCGAAGTGGCTGCGACTGTCTCACCCTGGATCTGGAGATTGGACTTCGAAAACTCTTGATTGGTCGGAGTGGAACCAGCAGGCGCTTCGGATGCCTTGGGGTGACCGTTTTCTAAAGCGCCCTTGTTGAATGCCTCGACCACTAGTTGATCGGTCGACTTGCTTAGCTGATCGTTCCACCCTTCATGGTTGGAGATACCAGAGGATGACTCGCCCGCTAACCTCTGGAACTTTTGCTCCCCGAGTTCAACGAACTTCCCGAGAGCCTGGTCTATCTCCGCCTTCTGAGCCTTGGCGATAGAGAGTTGGCTATTCTCAGCGCTTCCCTGGAGCAGAGCATTGTATCGGTCGACATACCAATGGCCCGAGCTTGGGCCGAAGTCGAAGATCACACCGCCAGGTCCTGACTTGACGACTCCAGGTTGCGGCTGGGGTAACACCCTGACTACAGCTGGTTTCGACGTCGAAATTGACTGCACTTCGCTCTTGCGGATCTGGTCTGCCAATTCAGAGAGAATGCTCATCGTCCACTCTTGATCAGGTCGTTGACTGCCTCGGCAGCTGACTTTTTGGCGAACTTCTTATGCTCTGCGGCAGACTCTTCGTCCTCTTCCTCGTCGCGCTTGTCCTCTTTAGCCTCACGCTGCCAATCCTTGCCCTCCTCAGCCTCATGCTCTTCAAGATCCTTGACTCTCGACTCGATATCCCTGCCCTTGCAGAGCCTGTCCAGAGAAGTAGAAACGCTCATGGTGTCCTCCAGTTTCGACGTCGAAATTAGTCAAGAGCCTTCAGGGTCAACCTGTCGTCACCTTCACAGGCATCAAGAGACTTCCCGGTAAAATTATTGTGGGGATAGGGAGGATTGTGAGTCGGCGAATTAAGCAGGTCGATACTCTCAACACTCTTTAAATAGTTGAGGACCTCTTTGTCAGCGTCACTTGAAAACTGCTCACCGTGAGTGTTAGCAAGCCACTCGCTCCCATATGCTTTTGAAAGAGCGTCGACCAAGATCGGAGCGAGAGACTTCTTAGCCGACTTCTTGGATTTCTTCTTTCTTCCCGCTGCTGCCATACGTTGAAACTCGGCCTTGCCATACTTCTTGCGGCCGATCGCGGCTGCCACGGCATCCGGGTCACTGACCTTGCCCTTTTTGCCGATCTCTTTCGAGAGCTTCTTGAAGCCGATATAGCCCTTCGAAATGTCTTCGCCTGTCAGTCTGGAGAGAGCGCCAGAGATGGACTTGTCCATGCCCTCGTCTTCTTCGTCGTAGTCCATCTCTTTATCGTCTTCGTCCTCGTCAGGTTCTTTATCCTTGCCATCCTCCATCTCTTTATCGACAGCCTTCTTCGCCTTGATGATGGTCGGATGCTCGTTCAGGTCGACCGAAGTCCAGGGGTCTTCTCCCTTAGAAATCATCGACTGAAGATGATTCGACTCAGGGTCTGAATTCAATCGTCCGTCGAGGGTCGCTTGCCTCGATGGTGATCCAGGCTCTGCCGCCGACTTGATCAGAGACTTAGGAACTTCGCTGGCGATCTGTAGGTCTTTCATCGCTTGCCTCCCTTAGGTGCATATTTAGGATGACCACCTGACGAGAAGCCAATGAATTGACCCCCACGACTGCCAGGTCCTTGAGGACGATACTCAGTAAAGGTTTGTAGAAACTCTTCTTTGCTCTTCGCATATCCGATAGGAAGCTCGCCTTCATGGCCCGACTGCTTCAACTTATCGCGAAATGCCTTTGCTCCATTCATGTCGTCAAATTGCTTAACGTCCACATTCTTCTTCGTGCCCTTCTCTCGAATGACCACGAAATATTTGATCGGACGCTCAGCCTTCTCGAAGAATGACTTCTTGGCGACTCTGCTACCAAGATACTGGTCAACGTCTTCCCAAGGGAATGTGATTCCGCTTTCCATGAGGATCGGCGGTTCAAGCGGACGCTCGCCAGGATCTTTGCCCTTGTCGAGTTTATAGAGATAGCTCGATAGGTCATTAACAAATTTCCTTGTTCCCTTGTCATTCTTGATCTCAGGCTTGCCCTTGTAGATCGCGTCATGAGTGAACCCAGAGAAAATCTGTTGTAGATGGGTTTTGATCTGGACCTCGGCTGTCTTGCCGCTGGGAAGTTTGATGATAGCATGGACTGCTCGGTAGCCATCATCCCGAGGCTTGTCCACCATCTCTTCTAAATCGGCCGTATCGTACAACGATGACAGTTTTTTAAGGACTGACTTCTGATCCTCGATGCTGTCTGTGAGAGCCCTGAGGCCGATGATATCGGTCATCGAGTCGAGAGAACGATCGGGTTTCCTAACGGTCATCTTCTCGTAAAGGGAGTGTGGGTCCTTAAGACGACCTGCATAGTCAGTAGCTCCAGCCTTCTTTAACTCTGCTCCCAGTGCGGAAAGTTTCTCGAAGTCGTCTTCGAATTCAGAAATGAATTTTTCGGTTTCTGGCATGGTTAGGCTGCCGCCTGGCTTCGTGTAGGCCTCATCTGTCATGCCATTTGAGATCAGTCCCTCTCTGTTCTTTACTCCTCCACTCGCCTTCGCTTCCTTCTTCTTGGCGGTCGTTTCCAGTTCACGGGACTTTAGATCATGCTCTTTTTGATCGAGTTCCTTCTCTCGTTGGTCAAGCTCTTGTTCACGCTTTGAATGGTCAGCAGCCTTATTGTCGGCATCTTGTTTCTTTTTTGAGAAGTCTGGCTCTTGACTCTCGCCATTCTTGCGAGCTATGAGTTCTTTCTCAATGGCCTGTCGTCTCTTTGCCGCATCGTCTTCAACTGGATTAGACTTGCCGTTCGATACAGGTCGCCAGTCTCCTGGCCCCATCTTTTTGAAATTGGTTCCCTTGTATTGATGGATCGTGCCGATTGGGAATGTGGCCTTAGCGATAACCTCTTCCATGCTGCTCTTCAGCATGTCTGACATCTTCTCTTCACTCTTGAAATATTCGTAGAGGTTGCGATAGCCGTCACGATAGGAAGCGTTGTCACGCGGACCATTCGTTTTGATCTGGTCAAGCCAATACTTTGCCGAGTACGGCATGTATCCGCCATCGTCGGCTGTGCGGTAAGGACAGTAGAATTTTTCTGACATCCCAGGTCTAGTCATGTCGACTGGGCTCATTGGATTGAAACTGAGAGACTTCCGCATCTCACGTCGGGATTTCTTCGATCTCTCGACTTGTCTCTCAGCTATATCGCGAGACTTAGCAATAAGATCGTCAAGTCGCTCTTCAGCGATATCTCGAATGTCTTCTCGCATTTCACTCCCCGCCGACAGCGTAGGTCAGTCTGATCGCGTCAGCTCCGGTGTTTTTCACTTTGAGACTAGTGAATGCGATCCAAGATTCTGTAGGCCGGTCTTTGGTCATGATAAATGGACCAAGATCATTGATCTTCAACTCACAATCGCCGGTCGGTAGCAGATAGCACCACTTGCCACTAGCAATTGAGCCGAGAGGGATTAAAAAATCGGTCGCCATCGAAGCAGGAAGCTCGATAGTCTTCCCACCTCCTTCAAGTAGAGAAGTGTCGACGATTAATTGTTCACGTTCTTGGAAACGAATCCGCTTCGGATCTGTCGAGTCGTCCTCCGACAGAACAATGCTGCTCGTCCGATTGTACCGCATCTGAGTCTCCTGGATTCGCCGGGGTGATCACTGCTACTTCGAACGCTTGTAGTTTCTTACCGCCACTCTTACGAGTCACCTCTCGGACTTCGAACTCTACGACATCTCCTGCGTCGAGATGCTTGAGGCCTTCTTTGGAAATTCTCTTCCAATGGACGAAGACGTCAGGTCCCTCTTCTCGGCGGATGAATCCGTATCCAAGCTCTTTATCGAACCAGTCTACTCGACCTTGTTCTCGCATCCATAGCCTCTTCGATTCTAACCAAGTTCCGCCAGGTCGTCGAGGAACGCACTGATTCCGTCCGCACTTGTCTTGTCCTTTGAGCCAGCCTTGGGATTAGAATTATTTCTACCACTTGCGACTGCATCGGTAAACTCAATTACAGCTTCCTTCTGCTTCAGTTTCGCGAAGCTCACAACCGCTTCGATCACATCTTCAATGTGCGGACTCTCAAGCGCTAGGAATCTACGGAGAGTCTCCTCAGGGATGGAAGCCTTCAGGTGCCTGGCAAAATCTTTAGCATCGCTCTTCATGCTTACCACCCAGTTTCGACGTCGAAATTCAAGAGAACGAGAATCTGAAACTCGCTGATTGGCTGGCTTCGTTGGCAATCCAGAGAGCCATGGTCGTGTCGTCATGGGCGCCAAGACCCTGCAACTTGCCATTCACAAAGGTAAAACTGCTTAACTCATTGATCAGGACATCCGTTATACGTCGATCCCGCTCAGTCTTCCTGGGAATGATCCACTTGCGGTTCTCAAAAAGTACCTGGAGAGACGGGACACCCCTCTCCAGACTGTTCTTGGCGGAAGTAGTTGTAAACCCCTCGACTGGCATATCGGTGTATCTGACCAGCTCGTCTCTAAAGACACGCTGCATCTGGTTGTCTTCGATGAAAATCTTCTGCGGCTTGTACTTCCAGTAGACCTCTTCGATCTCTCGAAGCTGATCCCTAAAGCCCTTGCCCTTGAACCTACGCATGTCAAAGATGCGCCTGTTCTTATGCTGGTCGACTCCGATGGTCATGATCACCGTGTAGTCGGCGCCAACTGAGGCTGACATGGCGAGGTCGACCCCTGTGTAGATCTGATACTCGTTGTGCAGTCCAGGAGTCATGTCAGTGATCAGGGATGACTCTGGGTCATAGTTCTCCCTCAGGAGACTCTCTGGAAAGAGCGATGACTCATTTGAGACTGGTACGACCAGATACTCTCGGGAGAAGCGAATTGAACCTACCTCTTCCTTTTTCTCCTGGAGCATCTCAAGTGTGTATCTAGTTGGCCAGATAGCCGTGCCATCTTCTTTGATCGCTGGGAAGGATGCTGACTTGTACTTCTCGTTCTCTGCCACCGATGCAAATAGGTCTGTGGCGTGCATAGGGGTACCTACAAGGATGATCTGACCGCCTGGGACCACCATAGGTGTGATCGCCGAATAGAAGTACTCTACGTCCTTCTTGCGCCTTAGCTCAGAATACATCGACTCATCGTCTAGAACGTCGTCCAAGACAGTCCACGCAGGATGACCACCACGGACACTTGAGCCCCAGCCACGGGCGCGCACGATTGCATTGTTCGTGCAATGAATCTCGTTTTTCGACCAGCTGTTTGGATTGGGCGGCTTGAGCCAGCTTAGCTTCGGATTGTTCTCTATCTCAGACTTTATATCGTCCAGCATTCTAATTGCGTTGGGACTAGTCGAAGAGAAGATATAGCCAGAAGGATTGCGCGGTACTGATTTAAAGTCGCTTGAAGGTAGAGGCGGAACCCATGCGTAGTAGATCCGCCACAACGCGTACGCAAAAGAAAAGAAATGAGAGTTGTGGACCTTGAATCCTTCTGCGACAAACTCATGCTTGCCTTCGACCTCAATATCGAGAACCTCTTCCTCACCGTCAGGCTCGATACTTTTGATCTGAGCAACGGAATAAGAGTCGATTGGCTTTATCTGTCGATACGCACCTGGTTCATAGTCACGAGCCACAAGACACTCTTCACCGATCTCAAAGTCCTTTAGCTGTTTCCATCTCTGATCTCTAAAGGACCAGAAACGATGTTCGCCCGTGGAACGGATAGTGAACCCGCCCACCGTGGTCACCTTGGAAACCTTCTTGCGGCCAGGAGACCAGACCTTGCTGATCCTATAGGGCTGTCCCTCGCTGAGGATGTACTCACCCTCTCTCACATCGGAGATCGGCTTACAGGTACCGTTCGACATGAGTATGCGTGTCTCAGGAGCGAGACATTTCCCATGATCTCGGCTAGCCGTGATCCCTAGTCGGTTGTGCCTTGCTGTTAGCCTTGACCACTCGGCATGATGACCAGATATCTCCATTCCCAGAACATCCTCGGCAAAGAATGCCAAGTCTGACTTTCTGAGGAGACCGTCTATGTCTTCGCGAGCATAGGAGGATGAGGTCAAGGTCAAGTTCCTTCAAACGCACCTGCTTTTACTTCGAGGACTTTACTCAGAGGAGGAATGTTCAAGTCCTTCGCTCCAACACGGACGATGATGTCGATATCCTGATTTTTACCTTTGGCCATAAGCGAAGTATCTTCTTCACTCAGGAAGACCTTCAAGACTCCACACTTCACGTCGATGAACTCGATACCGCTCTCAGGTGATCCCTCTGTGTTAACCACAACCGATGCCGCCGATGAGTTAACTCCGTTGGCCAGAGTGTTGTCAGTCACAGAGATAGTCGGCTGGTTTCTCTTGCCAGAGCCTCCTGTGAAGGTGACCACAAGGCCCGTAGTGAAGTCGCCTGAGACAGTCACGCCATCTTGCTTGGAGAGAGCGTTGATCGCATTCTCGATGTCCGTTGTCGATGCGTTGTAGGCGATAGCTGTAGTGACCTCGTCGCCAATAGTCAGCGTAAAGTCACCGGCTGTAGGAGTGGGCGCGAAAGTTAGAGTCTGGACCTCGTCCTTGCCCACATCTTTAGGGCTGCTCACATCGACCGATCCACCACCGTCCTTTTTGTGCTTTGCAGTTGCAAAGGTCACTCCGGTTATGTCGATTGGGTTGTCGTTGCCATCACGGAGCCTGACTGTGTAGTCAGCGTCACGGCCTCTAACGACTGAAATGGTCACGGTACGCCCTCCCTGAGGCATCCAACTAGAACGTCTAGGTCGTCCTCAGCAATCTTTACTGTAACTTCGCCTGACTCAACCTCTGCGGAGATCGAATCATCGACATTGGCCTGTGCAGAAAGTTCGATGTCTTCGATTACAACAATAACCTCATTCTGTTCGATCGTCACCGATATTTCCTGGTTCTGGAAGACAACCGCCTCAACGTCAGTCCTTACTAGCTTGTTCACTTCCTCGGTGACGTGGGTATTGATGTCCGAGATGATCTTCTGGTGATCAATTGCATCGACCTGCTGGACTTCTCTCTCGAATGACTCAGAGATCGTTTTGTAGCGGCTGCTGCGCTGTGTGTAGAGCCCGTCGTCGTAGACCTCATAGATCGCCACAACGAAGTCTGTATCTGGGTATATCCTTGTGTTGTCGAGATATAGGCCGTTGCCCCGGTTTGGTAGACCCAGGGGAGAGAATGGAAGCGGGTTGTTGTCGGCATCTGTCAGGATAGCGCGAACGAACTTCGAGTTGTTCTGATCCTCAAGCGTCGCGCCTATCGCAAACTTTACTCCCACTAATGGCACGGCATCTCCGAATCATGCTGATCGGCTGTCCCAGACTACTTCGTAAAGGCTCGATTTTAGAATATCGTCAGCCGTGACAGTCGGTCTTCCCCAGTCCATGCGTAATTTAAAATCGAACTTATCACCCATGACTTGCTTACACGACCAAATTCCTAGCTCGAAACAGTAGAAGGCCTTGTTCTTTCCGCTCTGCCATTTGAATTCGAGATCGTAAGGCTTGCCGACCTGTTGCCTTGCCATCTCGGCGATCTCTGCTCCCTGTTGGAAGGTCGCATCCTTGAGCCTCAAGACGAGGAGAGCATCCTTGGAAAGCAGAGCATCAATTGTATCCGCAATCTGCACTCCCGTCCCCACCGCCTCAATGATCTCATGTTTGTGCTGGGTCGGAGCATAGACTTGTAGATGCTTGAAGAATCCAGGGATGAGGTAGTTGGATAGCTCTCCAAGTGTGCGGCAGAGGATCAGGTCTCCTGGCTGTAGAAGCGTCATGACATGTCGATACTGCCTAGCTTTGATCTTCTTGAAGATCCAGGGAGCATGGAACTTTGGGATCATAATAATGATCGGCCTTAGGAACCATAGGACGAATCGACGGACCTGCACCTGGAACATGATCCAGCTCATTTTCTTTCCCCCAGTTTCGACGTCGAAATTTAGATAGCGATACTGTCGATGATTGCCTTAACCGCATTCTCGTCGGTAGCTGAAACCACCTTCTTTAACCCAGAAGGAAGAGTGATCCTCCAAGATCCTGCGGCTAGCTGCTCGTATTGAAAGCCCTTGTATGCGGTCATTTTTAAGCCCTGTAGTGTTCGTAGCCGAGAGCCAAGTCTATGTAGGCTCCAGCTGCGTGTTCGATGATCACACGGAACTTATTACTGTTGTTGATCGGGTCAGCCACCACCGACTTGACCGTTCTCCCATCGTTGGCGATGAATGAATAGTCCTTGACCAGATGAAGAGGGATACCTCCGTCCATAAAGGACACGTCAAGGCCATAAGGAGCCAAGTCTGGAGCGGCTTGGACATAGCCATAGGCAGGGCTCGTTGGCCTAGTCCCAGTTATCAAAACCGCACCTCTGATATCGAAATCATAGGTGGTCTGCCAGTCCATCGTCGTGATCGTGCAATCAGTATCTAGTGCGGTCTGGAAGTCGGCGTCTGAAGCGTAGGCGGATCTCAATAACTCGACCCAGGCTCCAGATACTACCTTCCAAAACCTCAGACTCGCATCTCCATAGTCGGTTAGAGTGTCGACCTTCTTGTTGTGGAGAGACCCATAGCTGGCTGTCTTCCAGGTGATGTACCTCGGAGAGAAGTGCCAGCCCGTCTTGGTGCTCGATAGCCTACTGATTGGGATCTGATCGACGGTTGTCGGGGACAGGCTCTCTCCGCGAAGGATGGAAGTCTGATCTGTGTGGGATGTATACTCGACTCCAGAAACCCAAACCCTGATCTTGTCGGCTGTGATTGCATCTAAGACTTGGTTGCTATTGGCCCATCTAATCCTAGTAAAGTCGTCTGGCAAGTCATATGACTCCGCCGTTAAAAGCGTCTTGCTGACCTCGTCGAGAAGGACCTCAGCCCCAAAGATATTTACAATCGTGATCATGGACTGACCCCCAACATGACTGTCGTATTCTTAACCGACACAGCCTTGTCTAATGCCTGGTATCGC